TGGCGAGCATGCGATGATCACGGATCCGCTCGTGTTCCGTGCGGTTGTCACCTACTGCCGTTTGCACTTCGGCACTCCGGACGATTACGACCGTCTGAAAAAGTCATACGACGAGCAGAAGGCACAGCTCCAGATCGCCTCCGGATACACGACATGGGGGTGATCCAATGGACAGATCTAAGATCGTTTATCTGATCCGCGAAGTCTGGGAGGAAAACGATTACGGAGTCCTGGAGCGCACTCTCGAAAGGCGCAAGGTCTTCGCAGACGTTTCATCCGTCACGGCTTCCGAGTTCTTCAACGGAGGCATGAACGGACTGAAGCCAGAGCTTCGCATGACCGTGTTTAATGGCGATTACAAGGGCGAGAACATTCTCGAGTACTGTGGCAAGCAGTACACGGTTTATCGCACTTATATCGCACGGAACGACCTCGTGGAGCTTTACTGCGAGCTCAGGAAGGGGAACGAGAAATAATGGCACACGGAATCGGATCGGCACGGACGAAAGTCAATGCCGGCAAGTTCGAGACGGCTGTCACGACAATCCTGGACGAGTTCGAGACGGACTGCTACCAGGCCGTATACTTAGCGATCAAAGAGACCGCAGAGGAAGTCGTGCAGATGTTGAAGAGTGCCGGGGATTTCCGAGGCAACAAATACCGCAAATCGTGGAAGGCCGAAGTCACACAGCGGAGGCTTTACACATCGGCGGTTGTTCATAACGTGAAATATTACAGGCTTACGCATTTGCTCGAGTTCGGACATGCAAAGCAGAACGGCGGACGAGTCAGGGCGTTCCCGCACATTGAGCCAATTAACGAGAAGACCGCAGAGATGTTCGAGGACAAGCTGACACAGATGATCGGAGGTGCTGACAGATTATGACAGTTGTAGAAATCAAAGAGCTGATCGAGTCGCTCGGGCTTCCGTGCACATACTACAGCTATCCGGAAGGCGAAGCTCCGGATCTGCCGTATATCGTTTGGTACTTCCCGAACAGCTCGAACTTTTCGGCAGATGACAAGGTCTACGCAAACATCGAGCAGCTGAACATCGAGCTGTACACGATGAATAAAGACTTTGCAACAGAACACAGAATCGAGGGGATCCTCGATGATGAAAATTTTTATTGGGACAAATTAGAAACATACATCGATAGTGAGCACATGTACCAGGTGCTCTATCAGACGGAGGTATTTATAAATGAAGGTTAAATTTGGATTGCGCAATGTTTATTATGCAATCGCAACGGATGACGGCACCGGAAAGCTCACATACGGCACACCTGTCAGATGGCCGGGTGCGGTTAATCTTTCGCTCGACATCGAAGGAAGCTCCGATCCTTTCTATGCTGACGATATTATCTATTACATCAGCCAGAGCAAGAACGGATACTCCGGAACATTTGAGTGTGCTCTCGTGCCGGATACAGTCCGCACCGACGTGCTCGGCGAGACAACAGACACGAACGGCATGATCGTGGAACGTGCAACAGATGCCAGCAAAGAGATCGCTCTTTTGTTTGAGTTCCAGAACGATGTCAATGCGACACGTCACTGCTTATACAGATGCTCGCTCCAGTCTCCAGGCGTCAACGGCCAGACCATGGAAGGCTCCAAGACACCGCAGACCGAGACTCTGAACATCACTGCGATGCCACGCATTGACGACTACGTGATCAAGGCAAAATGCCCGCACGGATCCGCAAATTACGACGAGTTCTTCACAGAAGTGAAAGAACCGGCTTTATAAGAAGGGAAGGATAAGAGATGGAAAAGATGATCAAAGTCGGCGACCGTGAGGTCGCTTTTAAAGCCACAGGTGCGACGCTTCGCATCTACCGTCAGAGATTCCAAAGGGACATGCTCGTGGACATCCAGAAGCTACAGAAAGAGATGCAGGGAGGCAAACAGCTGACCTCGGATGCGCTCGAAATCTTCGAGAACGTCGCTTATGTCATGGCAAAACAGGCGGATCCGGATATTCCGGATACACCGGACGAGTGGCTCGACGGCTTTGACATGTTTTCTATCTACGAGATTCTCCCTCAGATCGTTGCACTCTGGGGAGTCACCATGACACCGATCTCAGAGAGCAAAAAAAAAGCAAGCAAACCGAAAGGCCACTGACAACTGGCCTTTTTTTGCTTAGGTGCGTACAGCAGGGCATCCCCATGTCAGATCTTGACCTTCTCGATGTGGGGATGATCCTTGACATGTTTATCGAAGCGGGCAACGACTCGTATGAATGGGCGACGGTTGCCGATCAGGACGATTTTGACAGATTCTAGGAGGTAGCAAATGGCAGGAAGAATCAAAGGAATTACTATTGAGATCGACGGTGAGACGAAGAATCTGCAGAAATCGCTCAAAGATGTCGATAAAGATATCAGGGATACACAAAAAGATTTAAAAGATGTAAACAAGCTATTGAAACTGGATCCGAAGAATGTGGATCTTCTGAAGCAGAGACACGAGCTTCTCGGCAAAGCTGTCACCGATACGAAGAAGAGACAGGAAGAGCTCGAGAAGGCTCTGGAGGCGACAAAGAATGCCGGTGACACTGCAGAGAACCGCAGGCAGCAGGATCTCCTGCAGAGGGAGCTTGTCGAGACGACGGCAAAGCTCGAAGACCTCGAGAAACAGTACGGCAATGCGCTCACACCACAATTACAGGCCGTTTCCGCCGCATCTGCGGAGGTTGCGGAGAAAACTAAGGGAATCTCAACGGCTGCAGGTGTTGCTGCCGGAGGGATGCTCGCGATGGCCTACAATGCGGCAACCGGCGCGGACGATCTGCTGACACTGGCAAACGTGTCGGGCTTCTCGGTGGAAGAACTGCAGAAGCTGCAGTATGCATCCAGTTTTGTCGATGTCTCGATGGAGACTATGACGGGATCGGTGACTAAGCTGACCAAGAATATGGCGAGCGGAAATAAAGTCTTTGACCAGCTCGGCATCTCAATCACCGACCAGAACGGAAACATGCGGGACGCCACCGATGTGTGGTATGAGGCTCTTGAAGCTCTCGGCAATATCCAGAACGAGACAGAAAGAGACCAAATCTCGATGGAACTGTTTGGAAAATCAGCCATGGAGATGGCCGGCATTGTCGACGATGGAGGCGCCGCTCTGAAACAGCTCGGGGAAGAAGCAGAAGCGACAGGCAATATCTTGTCACAGGATGCAGTCGAGAGTGCGGTGGCTTTTAACGACCAGATCGACGAACTGAAAGGCAAGGCAACGATGGCCTTCTTTGAGGCAGGTGCGGCACTGGCTGACACTCTGGTGCCGGCACTGGAGACACTTGTGGATGTGATCACCACGGTCTTGTCTTGGTTTGGCAATCTGGACGGAAGCACACAGGCGTTTATATTGACTATTCTCGGGCTCGTGGCGGCGATCTCACCGATTGCCGGGATAATCTCAACCATTACCGGAATGGCGGCCGCTCTGAACGTGGCCATGCTTCCTATGATCGGCACGGTTGCGGCGATTGTCGCCGGAGTTGCGGCTGCGGTTGCGATCGGTGTTGCTTTGTATCAGAATTGGGACACCATCAAACAGAAGGCAAGCGAGCTTGCATCCAGTATCAGCCAGAAATTCAGCGAGATTAAAAATACAATCAAAGAGAAGATCGACGGAGCAAAGCAGGCAGTGCATGACGCAATCGAGAAGATCAAAGGCTTCTTCAATTTCTCGTGGAGTCTGCCGAGATTAAAGATGCCGCACTTCTCGATTCAGGGAAGTTTTTCGCTTGCACCTCCATCCGTTCCGCATCTGTCCGTTGACTGGTATAAAAAAGCGTACCAGGATGCGGTGATGTTTACATCGCCGACCGTACTGCCGACAGCCAACGGAATGAAGGGATTCGGGGACGGAAACGGATCCGAGCTCGTGATCGGCACGAACAGGCTGATGGAGATGATCGGGCAGGCATCCGGAGGGACTCAGGACATTGATATTAATATTTATGCTCAGCCGGGCATGAATGCGACAGACATCGCGACAGAGGTCGAGCGTGTCATGGTACGCATGAACAACCAGAGAAAGGCGGTGTTCGGATGATTAAGCATTTAACAATCGGCGGAAAGGATCTTCTCGATTTCGGGACGTATTATGACGGCTCCGAGTGGTGGCGCATGCCATCCCGTGACATTGAAGAGATCACGGTGCCAGGAAGATCCGGCAACTACATCATAGACGGGGATCGGTACGAGAACATCACGATCCCTTTTAATTGCGGAATCAGGGCAAACTTTCACAGGAATTTCTCCGGACTGGTCGGCTATCTGCTGACGCTTAAAGGCTATCAGCGGATCGAGTCGAGCGAGGAGCCGAACGTGTTCCGCATGGGTTACGTATCGGGCAGAATTGAGCCAGACACGGGCATCCTTAACAGGTACGGGCAATTTACTATAAACATCAATTTCAAGCCGCAGAAGTGGCTAAAAACAGGCGAGGCGACCATCACAGTCACGGACGACATGCAGATCAGCAATCCGACAGGGTTCAAAGCCCTGCCTCTGATCCTTGTCGAGGGCACAGGCACGATCCAGGTCGGAAGCGTGTCCGCAACACTGGCAAATAATACTGGCACGACCGTGATCGACTGCGAGAGCATGAACGCATACGAGCCTATCGAGAAAATCAACAGGAATCCGGATCTGACTCTGTCGGGCGACACTTTCCCATATTTGGATGCAGGCACGACAGGGATCAGCTACACGGGATTTACATCAGTTAAGTTAATACCGAGGTGGTGGAAATTATGAAACCTATCATCGTTAATCCTAGCCTGTCGCTTGTTAACATGGCGGCAGACACAACAAACGGGATCGGCAGACTGGATCCTCTTTCGTGCTACGTGGACGAGGAAAGAAACGGGCTTTATGATCTGACAATGGAGATCTCGGTCGATGATCCGCATTTTTCCGATGTCGGATACAATTCCGTGCTCCGTGTCAAAGCGGGACACACTGCAGGGGATCAGCTTTTCCGTGTGTACGAGGTTTCTAAGCCGATCTCGGGCATTGTCACAATTTACGCACATCACATCACATACGACCTTGCAAAGCGCCCGGTGCGTCCATTTACGGCCACAGGGGCATCCGCTACATGTGCCGGTCTGCTGTCGCACATCGCAACGGCGACGGACTTCACGATCACCACGGACATCACAAACACCGGATCGGTGTTCACGCTGACCGAGCCGAAATACTTCCGGGAATGTCTCGGTGGTTGGCGCGGTTCTTTCCTGGACACTTTCGGAGGCGTGATCGAGTGGGACAATCTGACGATCAGAGTCAAGGCACACAGGGGATCCGACAAAGGCTATCATGTGCGCTATGGCAAGAACCTCGTTGATCTGAGGCAGGAGGAATCGATTGAGAACGTCTTCACGTCTGCGATGGGCTATGTCACGATAGACGAGCGGACAGTCACCTCAAACGTGCGCTATATGCAGAATCCTGGCAGACCGATCCGCACCAAGATCGTGGACTTCTCGGGCGAGTATGACGAGCTTCCGACACAGGCGGAGCTAAACACAAAGGTGGACGAATACCTGGAAAGCCATCCGATCAACGTGCCGAAGGTGAACATTGAGCTGTCTTTCGTGTCTCTGTTTGACACTGAAGAATACAAAGATATCGCACCGCTCGAATATGTGGACATGGGCGACACCATCCATGTGGACTTTGAGCGTCTCGGTGTCTCAGCATCTGCCGAAGTAATAAGCACACGGTGGGACGTGCTGAGAGAAAGACTCGAGAAGATCGAGATCGGGGAAGCTCGCACAGACTTGGCAACGAGCATCACCGAAGGAATCGAACAGAACACAACCGAGCAGGTCGGCTTTCTGGATCAGTACGTGTCCGGGCTGACAAAGGTCATCACGAACAGTTTGGGTCTTTTCAGCACCAAGGTCACGAGCGTGGACGGGTCGACCAAGTACTACCTGCACAACCGTCCGACACTGGCCGAGTCACAGTACCAGTGGACGATCAATGCGGGAGGCTTTGCAGTGTCCCAGGACTATGGCCAGACATGGAGCGCAGGCATCGACGCTCAGGGCAATGCGGTCTTTAATTCGCTAGCGGCGAATATCGTCAGAGCGATGGAGATCTATGGATCTTATATCGAAGGTGCTACAATAAACGGCTCCAGAATCGTCAGCGCAAACAGTGATTATGATCTGACAATCTGGGCGGCAGTATTGACACAGACATACACCAATTACATCAGATCATGCCTTTTCGAAACCGCAAATACAGGCAACCTTGTGCTAATGAGCGGAAGCAGTACGGACGCAAACACGAATCCTACAGACGGCAATGCCATGAGGCTGTCACCGAACATGATACGCTTCTACCACAACGCAGACACGGACACATCCGCATATATGACGCTAGACGCTAACGGGGTGCTGACAATCGTCGGCGGATCAACCACGCAAAACAACCGCGTCATGATCTCGCTGAGTCCTACAACAGGCCTCGGGATCTACATCAACGGCGCAGGCTATAACGGCCTCGGATTTGTAAGCGACGGGAACGGGCACATGGTGCTCGGCAAATAATGGGAGGACAAACCATGATAACAAGAGAATTTAAGCTTTACCTCAACGCAGGGGTCGGAGTTGCTCCGGTCATCAATGCGAACCAGTTCGACCAGAGTGAGGAATGGGTGTTTACTCTCCTCCAGAGCGACGGGACTGTGTACACACCGAGCACCGGGGCAATCATCGGACTCAAACAGGACGGCACGACGATCCTCAATGCCGGCACGGTTAATGATGACGGACAGGTCGTCATCACCGAGACGGAACAGATCACGGCAGTGCCCGGATCGAATCTTTTCGAAATTCTGATCGACGGCAACACGCACGGAACGGCGAACTTTGTGGTGTTTGTTGAAAGACGTCCGGGCGACATTGATCATCCGTCCGAGAGCGATATTTCATTATTCCAGGAAGCGATCACAGCGGCAGGCAACGTCACACAGTTCCAGGCAGACATCAGCGCACTGCAGAGCGGGCTTTCACAGGAGACACAAACAAGACAGGCTCAAGACACAAGCCTCGCATCCCAGATCGCACAGGAAGCAAACGCAAGATCTCAACAGGATGCAGTCCTGCAGGCTGAGATCGATCAGATCATCGCACCGAGCGGAGAGGCTCCGTCTGCT